TTTGTTTTTTCAATCAGATTAGACACGGGTTCTATAATTAATTTAGCACGGTTATTTGCTTGTTCTAGCCCCGCTATTTTCTTGTTAGGAGGGATGAAACCTTTAGACATTTGGCTGTCTATCTCGTTAGATATTTGAGCCTTTAAGCTATTGGTAGCATCGGACAGACTAGATCCTTCATTCCCTAGATTCTCAACAGCTTGGTTTCGTAGCTTGGCTGCGGGGGTGAGATTGGGGATATCTAATTGATTAAGTGCCAGATTAGCTTTTTCAAGTTGTAATCCGATGGCGTTGGCTTTTTTTTGGGCTTGTTCTATTTTTGTTTGAATCCGAGCCTGTCTAACTTCTCTAATTCTAATTTCTTCAGGTGAGACGAACTCCTTGGGATTCCGTTTGTTCATGCGACGAAGACGGACATTAAATCTGCTCTCATCGGATCTAATTTTAGCTAACTCAATTCCTAGATCCTTGATTTCTTGTAAGGCTTCGCGTCGTTGTTGTAGCCCGATTTCCCTCTGTTTGATAATTTTACCAACTGCAATCTCTGGAGTGTCTAAAGTCACATCATCGGGAATCATTGGGACGTAATCATCCAATCCCACAACCTGACGTTTTTCTTGTGCTTCGATTGATTTAATTTTATCTATAGCTCTCTGTATCCGGTCATCAGAAATACCACGCTTTTTGAGTCTACGTTTTAAATCACTCCATGACTTAGAAGGTTTATCTTTTAATTCGTCAAAAATTGCCTTGGATTCGGAACGGGAAAATCCTAAATTCTTTAACCACAATTCTGAGGGACTGGTTAGTTTTTCTAATTCAATCCTGAGTTTATCTTTATCAGCTAAACCCTGCAATGTTTTAAAGGCTTTACTTTTGCGAGATATCCCCTTGACATCCAATAAATCATCAATAGAACTAACTTTATTCTCTTGTAAATAATTGATTAAATCATCTAATTGTTTTTTAGGTAAAAATTCTTTTAATCCCTCTCTAATTTCTTCAGGCGTGGCGCTGTTTAACTCAACTCCATTTAAAAATAATCGGGGTTGAATCTCAATCACACCTTGACCCGGCAATGATTCAGTCTGATTCTTGCGACGTTGACGGATCTGTTCTGCCGTCTGCACCTCTCCCGTCGCTTTGGCTATCCGGTGAAGTTGAGAGGCAAGGGCAACATCTACAAGTCCCCGTTCAACAGCCTCCCTGACTGGAGATGGGATCGAAATTCCTGGTGAAGCGACACCCGACCCCGGAACCCGTGCCTTTTTCTGTGACAATAGAATCGCTGCCAAGATACCCGCAGCTAACCATTTGGGCGGTGCATTAAATAACTTTCTTTTTTTAGATGATTGGCTGTCCTTGTCTAGCTCATCTTGATTAGAGGGATCTGCCAAACGGGGAGATAGTACACAGCGACACATAACGTGCATCGGGGGTGTATTAGCTGAAACAGTCTCTATATCATTAAGATCAATAGTCATCCCGTGGCGGTCTTCGCACACCTGACAACGGCGATCATCCATGATTGACAGGAAAACAACATGAGACACTAAACCCGAATCTTTATAGGTCTGCAACCTTCCGGCGTTATAAGCAAAAGTCAGTTCAGTGCGAGCTATCTTTTCAGCGCGATTCTTGAAACCCTTATCACCCAATTCTGAATTGATCCGCTTGAGAAGTTCTGATCTGTTTATCGGTTCCCCTGTTTCGGATTGGGGTTGGATTGCTGCAAATAGATGATTCTTAATTTTCCCCCATTGAGTTGAGGAAATATCGGATGCCAGAGTTTTTGAACGATTAGCGATCGCAGTCTGAGCAGGGACATTCTCTATAGATGCTAATTCCGTATCTAGTAGATCCTCATCAAAATTAGCCGTTCCCTTTTTCTGTTGAGACTTAATTTCATTGTTTCCATGCTTCCGCCCGATGTTCCAACCCCCTAACCACATTCCATAAATTGATTTAGTCAACTCAGGAATTAAGACGGCTTGATAGTTTTCAATTGCCTTTGAGTCCTTGGTTCTAATCGCTCCGTCTAAATCCTTTAATGCTTTAGAAACCACGCGACTAAAGGCATCGGTTAAAGTATTAACCCCACCACTCTCTAATCTATTCAGATTAATTTTTATCGACTTTGGCTTAACGTAGTCAGGTGTTTTAGCTCGGAATATTGCGGAACTATTTGGAGAGAAAACGGAGTCAAACATAATCTTTTCAATAATTAATTATTATAACATTAAGTAAACAATTCTCTAACCTTCTTAACAGATACCTCCTCTGGATTAAATTGCTGCTGCTTAACTTTTTCCTTGAGTACATCCTGTTCTGATACCCCATCGGAAAACGTAGGATTGGGACAAGATGATCCAATGATCACCGAGTCCCCTGCATCCGGTGAACGTTTCAGTCTAGCCCGGACGTGCTTCTTACTCTCACAAGCTATCTGTCTATCTTCCCCACCTTTTCCCGATAATGAGTAACGGTGTGATGATAGATCCTCGAATACCTGATCCTCAATATCTCCGAGGGGTGCGATCGCTATTTTCCCTAACCTTAATCCGTCCCTAAGTTTCCAGAATAGCTCGGTCTTACGGTTTGAAAACTCATGGTTACTTTCGGCTGATTCTCCAAAAGCACAACCACGGACAAAATACCCCTGTTGTTTTAATCGTGCTAACGTCCCCGCACCCACGCCCGTTTTATCAACCGCAGCATAATAAGCACCCCCTAGTTTCCTAATCTTTTCAGCAACAATATCAGCAATTCTAATTGTGTCTAACTCATCCCCTTGAGTGGGATATAAGACTACTTCATAAAGGACATCACCGCGCCATAATGCAACGGCGTGACTATCCCCTCCATCCCCAACATCAACCCCAAGTCTCCAAGGCGAAATAATAGCCCGTCTATCCCAATACTCAGGATTAAAGTCGTAGCGTTCCCTTGCAGCTTTTAACCAAGTGGAAGGGATGATTCCCTCGATGATATCTTCTGGAAAAATACCCTCTACCCGACCTTGCCAGAACACAGAAAACTCACCCTTGTCTTGCCTGACTTCTTCAATCCATTTCAGGGATATAGCGCCGGGGATGACATCATGGGGAAACTCGGGGGGCCATTTATCCTGAGTTTTAACTAATCCATTTGAGTCTAAAAGTTGAATTGCCACCGATGGTTTTAATCTATGGATTAACCTTAACTTACCAGCCGGATCTATCACTTCCTCAAGTTGATATGCCCAAGCCACATTGGGGTGATTCCATGCAGGGATTGTAATATTAGTGCGATCGCAAGCCTTAGAGAATGGGGATTGTTTATTCAGAGGGTTGCCAATTCTTAACCCTCTGTTTGACGATCCGGTTAGGCATGACTGAAAACCATCGTCAATAATTTCTGAGATGCCATCCGCTTCATCTGCTATGAGTAGCAACCTATCCGCGTGTTTACCTTGGAATGAGTTGGTGTCATAGTTGCGAGCGGTGAAACCATAGGCCCGTGCCGTCTCGGATTTCCTGACAAATAACTCCCCACGGGTTCCGCCTAACTTTTCTTTGTTGCGGTCATATATTTTCCGTATCTCAGACCAAAGGATTTGCTTAACCTGATCCTCTGTTGGGGCTGTAGTGATTGCCAGACCGTCAACGGCAAAAACCCACCACAAAACACATACAGCCGAACCGATAGACTTTCCTACCCCGTGCGCGGCTTTAACGTTTGTTTCTGGGTTATCTCGGACACTCTCAAGGAATCGCTGTTGATCCTCTGTTGGTTCGACTCCAATAAACCGAGAGAAACCTACGGGGTCATTTTTAAATCGAGTTAAGGAATTACGACCGGATTTAGTTTGTTTCTGCTGCTGTCGTTTCCTTGCTTCCCTTAATTCTTTCTTGAGTCGCTCCCCTTTTTGGATAGCTCGAAGCATGATATCTAATCCTCACTATCATCTTCAGAGTTATCGAAGTTTTCAATAATAATACTGAGTTGATAACTATGTTCGTCTATCAACATAATTGTTTTTAATCCGTCCATTGCATTTTTAGATTGGACATGAACCCCTGACTTTGTAGCTTTAGCGCAAGCCTTAACCGCATCCTGATCCTTGGCAAGATCACGATAGGCTTGATTCGTTACCTTGAAACATTGGGCTGTATTGTCTTTTAGTGCATTTCTAAAAATATCTATTTCGCGTTGTCGCTCTAAAAGTTTTTCTCTAAGTTCGGTCTTTTCTTGTTCAGACATTGGTTTTAATACCTCTGCATATTTGTGGAATATCTTATATTTGGTTTCTTCCCATATCGGGTGTTTTTTCCAGTGCCTTATAGAACTTTCGCTTACCCCAATCTGTTTGGCTATCTCACAGTTGGTTAGCCAAGGTTTATCAAGTAGGAGTTGAACCGCTTGCTCAATTAAATCAAGTCTGAATTTTTTTATTGCGGTTAATAACGAATAACTACTATTTTAAGTTAACATAGCTATAAACCTTTCTACAACTTAAATATGACTAAACCTAAAATTATTGAAACAAATATTTCAAATCTGACACCCGATCCGAATAATGCCCGAAAAAGAACGCCGTTATCAGCTAAGGTGATTTCCAAATCCTTAGAACAGTTTGGGGCTTGCCGTTCTATTGTGATCGACGAGAATGATGTTATCAGGGCGGGGAATGGAACCTTTGAGGAAGCGGGTCAATTAGGGATTGAAAAGGTTTTGGTTGTAGAAGTTGATGGTAATACGATTGTTGCTGTTAAGCGGCCTGGGTTATCAGAGTCGGATTGGAAACAATATGCGATCGCTGATAATACCGCCTCGGATTTCAGTACATGGGATGTTGATCTTTTAAATGATTTAGCTCAAGAGGTAGATTTTAGTGAGTTTTTCCCTGATTATAAATTAAATGAATTATTGGAATCGTTTGGCAAGGGTGAAGGGTTTGGCGATACTGAACCGAAAGAGGAAGATGAGGAAGAAATTGCCGAGCTTTTAGATAAGGTAGATGAAATTGAATCTAGGGTTAAGTTGGGTGAAATATGGGCACTGGGCCGCCACCGATTGGGTTGCGGGGATTCTACTATTGAGGGGAATGTTAGGGCTTTGTTGGGGGATAGGTTTGGGGATGTGGGGATAGTTTGGAGTGATGTTCCGTATGGAATCAACCTAGATACAGACTATTCAGGAATGGAGTCAAGACAGGATAAAAAGTTTGTTTCTAAAGGTGGCGCGTATGATCCGGTTATAGGAGACTCGGAACCTTTTGATCCTCGATCTCTTATGATGTTATTTGATTCGGTTAGGGAATCTTTTTGGTGGGGTGCTGACTACTATTCTGAACACATCCCAAATAAAAATAATGGGGCTTTTCTTGTCTGGGATAAAAGGGTTCATGAGTCATTAGATTCTCGGTTTGGTAGTTGTTTTGAATTATGTTGGAGTAAGAAACCCCATAAAAGAGAGATTGCAAGGATTCAGTGGGCTGGGTTTTTTGGAACAGAAAAAGAGTTTGACCGAAAAAGAGTACACCCCACACAAAAGCCAACAGACTTGTGCGTCTGGTTTTTTGAGAAGTATGGCAACGACAATGATTTAATATTTGATCCGTTTCTCGGTAGCGCACCCTCAATAATCGCAGCGCAAAAAATGGAAGGCGATCGCACCGTCGCAGGATTCGAGTTATCACCCGCATATTGTGAAATTATCTGTCAAAGATTTTCCAAACTAACAGGAATTGAGCCTAAACTAATCGGAAAATTGCCAGATTAATTAATATTAATTGTGATATAATATTAACAGTAAATGCCCTTCGCGGTGCATCAACACCCAAGGGCTGTAAACCTACATAACAGGATCACAATGATTGATTTTAGCAAAGAACTAGCTTTAAGTTTACTCGGTTCCGGTAAAGAATACCCCGTTGATTTTGAAGACGCTTGGCAATGGTTAGGATATTCAAGTAAACAGGCTGCCAAAAAGAAGCTAACCCGCAACTTTGAACAAGGGGAAGACTATTTATCCGAATGGATGAAAACCCCTGATGGCGGTCGTCCTAGCGAATCCATCTATCTCACCGTCGATTGCTTTAAGGCGTTAGGCATGATGTCAGGGACGGAACAAGGGAAGGCAACTCGACAATATTTCCTCCGGTGCGAAAAGGAATTAAAATATTCTAAGTCCACTGGTGGGATGAACCTGTTGGACAAACCCTCACCTCAGTTGATTAGTGATGCGATTATGGCAGTCTTCAGACCTACCAATGTTGACCCAACACTTGTCTCAGGGATTATTGCCAACAATATCGCTAAAACTTATCCGGCGTTGGCTCCTGCGATGGAAGAAGCCAAAAAACATCTAACAGTCGAAGTTGAGGGAAAACTTCTCACGCCCACGGAACTCGGATTAATTTTAGAACAGCGCACTGGTGTTAAACACTCGGCACAACGAGTTAATAAACTATTAGCTGAGAATGGATTGCAAACCCCAAACCCTCACGGGAAAGATCCGGCTTGGTTGCCAACTCCAAAAGGTTCTGAGTTCTCCAAACTGTTACTCGCTGCACAGAAGGGCGTTAAGGATGCGACCCGTCAACATTTGCAGTGGCTTGAATCTGTTGTTGATGTTTTGGCAGTGTAGAAGGTTGAAATAGTATAGTGCCACACCAAGACGAATATATCTCAAAAATAGCGAAAATCTATATGTGTTGTGGAAACATATATAGAAAAGTGGCATTTTCTATATGTCAACTAAAAACCCAGGATGTTAAGTTCTGGGTTTTTAGTTTGGCGATCGCAGTATCGATCTAAGGTTGAGACTTTTTAAATAATCCGGGTTTGATTAGATGATTGATAAACCACTCCCAAGCCTCCGTCCCGTAATTCAGGATGATAATATCGCTCATTGCTAAACCACGTTCCTCACAATAGTTCCCGTGTCTCTCCCCTAGTAATTCATCGAATGCTATTACATCCAGAACGGGGCGATTAAGTGTCCTTGAGGTTGAATAGTTAATGACGCTATTAAAATCTTTGATTTCAAAATATTTCAATAGCTCTTGCTGAAATTTGAGAATATCCATTTTTGTCCTATGTGTTTTAGTTTGGCGATCGCTTAATTCCCTGACTCAATAGACCAGCTAGAATAAGCCTCGATGCGATAATATTGTTCATTAGTGAACCTCGGTACTAGGTGAACTCACGTCCCCGAATGCAGAAACATTGCGGGGACGCTTATTATAACAATTTAATCAGTCCCAAACTTTTCCCTGAGTGCCAACATAGCTTTTTTCTTCTTATGTCTGAGATATGATTCGGCATCGGTCAGGTTCCGACCTGGATAGATTCTCGGCCTCCCTACGGGCTTGGGGTCTGAGGTCGTGATTTTCTCATGGATTCTCGGTCGCCCCTCTGGTTTGGGATTTGAAATTTGGGACGCTCCGCAGGGTGTACAGCGCCACTTCTGCCTCCCGTCCGAATGAACCCCGTTTTTTTTCATCTTGTGTCCGCACTTTGGACATGGCGGGTTTTTCTTGGCTTCATTGGATTTTCGATTCCGTAACCAACAGGGATTGCAGAAATACTTTTGTTTTCCGGTTGGCGTTATCCCAGACTTCCACATCTTCCCACCGCAAGTTAAGCAGCGCGGGTTGTATTTTTCCGTGTTATCTTTGTCCATTAGTAGCCTGTTCTGTAGGTTTACTCAAGTCCCCAG